CTATGGACACGTATGTCGTCTGTTACGAGCATGATTTTTTTCCTCTTATCAAGAGGTAAATATTTAAATTCTGAATTCATATAACTTGTTTTTTAATTTAATTAATCTTTTGTTTCGATGTCAATATTAGTATGACTATGGACTTTTTTTCTAAATTCAGGATCTGTTAAGTATAAATGCATTGCTCTATCTGCTAATTTCTGTAGTGAGAACTTGTATTTAACACATGATATTCTAAATTCATCCCATATTGCGCTGTTAACTTTAACACTTGTAAGAACTTGTACGTTTTTCATATATTTTATTTTATTTTGATTGTTATATATAAATATATGCGGAGATATGAAAAATTAATCTTTTTTTAAAATTTCTTGACCTTTTGAACATAAGTCAGGTTTATCAGCAAAAAAACAATACATGCAATTATCTTTACTTGGATTCACTTCATGTTTTGTATTTTTATATTCTCCATTTTGTTCAAACACTTTATCAATAAAATCATAAACAGCTTTTGATGCTTTATTTGATTTGATTTTTCCACTTAATGGTGTAAATGTTTGAATACGACTCTGAGGATATTCTGATTTTTCCCATATTTTTCTTTTTACAATAAAGAATTCTATTTCAATATTATCTACAGGAACATTAAATATCTGACTAAAATATTGTTTATACAATATTAATTGGAATTGCTTAATTTCATCTTTTTTATTTTTATCATTCCATCCTCGAGTACTTGTTTTGATATCTATAATCTTAAAAGTATTTGTTGGTTCATGATATAATACTAAGTCAAGATAACCTTTATATATTATATTTTTATAGTCAGGGTGGGGTGGTAATTGAATTGGTATTTCACACCCTATTAAATGCCATCCTTTTTTATCGAAATATCCTCCTTTCTTTTTTTTAAAGAATTTTATAATTTCTAAACCATCATCATAAAACTCTCTTAGTTCTTCAGGAGTACTAAAATGAACTTTTTGATTTGATTCATATCCACTTTTATAAACTTCACTTAATCTATCTTGAAAGTAAGATTCTATATCAATTCTATCAGCTTCAGCTCCACTTTCTTCATAAAATACAGTAATGTAATTTTGTAAGGTTTCATGTAACGCTGTTCCAAAAGTAGCATGAATTGATGGTTTAAAACTATAATTTCCTTCTTTATATTGTAACTCCCATTTTTTAGGACAAGACATAAACATAGACATCTGACTATAAGATATTGTTTTTACAATACTTTTATCTAATTCTGGAAAGCTATGTTTCTGAATTTCCTTTATTATTTTTGGTATTTGTTTTTTCAAAATTTATTTTTTCCATTTGTTTCGTAAAACCATCATTGCTATTATCCCGTAATTAGATAAGTCAATAAAGCTATCAATCATTGATTCACCTTTAACATAATTTTGTCCATCACGTTTAATTAAGTTTTTTAAACGATTGATTTTATCGTTACATCGTAACCAAATACCAGTTATAGAAAATTTAACATCTTCTTCGTTTTCTAATGTTGAGCCTAAAGCTATATTTTGTATACCATAATCCATCATTTTGGAAGCAAATAATCTATATTGCTCCTGTTGAATTTGTCTGAATTCATTAGATAATTGAGGATAATTAGTTTCAAACTCATTTACAATATTTTTCCCAAAATCAGGATATAGTTCACTATTTTTTGTCATATAATTAAATCTTTTAAAAGTTTTTTCTGTTCTTTTTCATCTACACCATGTCTGGTTAAAATATCTGTAATACCTTCTTTACCTAGAAAGTAAATATATTCTTTTGCTTCTCCAAGCGAAATAGTATATTCTTTTGCTACGTACTGTAATAAAACATCTGGATTAGATTTTTTGTTTGATTTAGTATATTTTAACCAAACACTTCTCTTAGGTATTATGCTACAGTATATTTTATATACTTTTTCTTTTTCAGTATAGGGGATTGTTTGAACATAGTTAACTATGTCAATGTATTCTTGACTCATTGATAAGTAACGATTTATCATATAAACATTAAATGAAGCTTTATCGTCTTCACTGAATGAGCTCCATTTATGTTTATTTAGAGTAATTTCTTTTAACCAGTCAAATAATGTAAAATTATTGTTCTTTGTTTTCAAATTCTTCTCTTAATTCTTTAGGTAATAACTCAGTTAAAATAGCTCCACTTTCTATATCATAAAATACAGGTATAGGTACTATAGCATCTTCTGATGTTCCAGATACAAATTTAGAAATTTTCTTCAATATCACACCTTCTGCGAATATACAATTGCCATTAGATGAATAAATTGTTTCTGCTGATTTTAAATCAATGTTCAGCTTCATTTGTTTTTGGTTTTCCATTTTATTTTTAATTTATTTTAATTGTTTTGAATAAAAGAATAGATATAATTTTACTAATTAAAGCGCAGAAACAAATTTCCTGATCAATTCTTACAACAGAATGATATCTATATTCTTCGATTAAGATAATTATTTCTCCAACATTATTTTTAGTGTATTCATCTATATTGTCGTATAAAAACCTGTAAAGGTCAGTATAATCACTTAAATCAGCATCTGCTAGTATTTGGCGTACTGTATTGAACGCAGTTGATTTTGGGTTTTTAAGCACTTCTAATATTTGATTCTTATAGTCATCAGATATGGTTATAGAACTATCTAATTTAATTTCATTATTGACAGTATATTTTTGACATGCATTGATTATACGTCTAAAATCAGGATAGAATTTTTTAATTATACTAACAACATCTTCAGGTGTGTGTTTAATGTCTTCAATATTTAATATATTGTCTACATGTTTAGCTATAACCTTTTTAGATGGTGGTTCTAAATCAAATTCTTGGCATCTGCTACGAAGTGGTTCAATCAAACGTTCTGGGTAGTTACCTGTTAAGATAAAACGAGTATTTATACTATACGTTTCCATCATGTTAAGTAACATTACTTGTGATGCTTGAAGAATATGAGTTGCTTCATCTAGTATTACTATTTTAAGAGGCTTAAATGATCCAGCTGAAGCGAATGATCCAACTTTATCTCTCATAACATCTATACTTCGTTCATCAACAGCATTAAGAAATAAATAATCACAATTAATATTATTTGCTAATATTTTAGCTAAGGTTGTTTTACCTGAACCTGGTCTTCCAGCTAATAAGATGTGAGGTATATCTTGATTATTTATAAATTCTTGAAATTTATCTTTATTTCCGTCTGAGCAAATATAGCCTTCTAAAGTATCAGGACGATATTTTTCGTTTAATATTGTGTGCTGTTTCATAATTTATTTTTTTATTGTTTTTCAACCTCTCTAAAACATCCAGTTATTAGTATTTTCATAATATTTTATTTAAAATAATCTAGGAACATCAAACATTAAAGAAGAATTTAACCAAGATATTCCTTTATCTCTTAAATAATTTTCTAAAGCATGTTCATAATAAATTGTACAACCTTTATCATACCAATATGATTTAATATTTTCAAAATAATCAATTTTAATTTTCATATTATCTATAGATCCAAACGTCCAAAAATCAAATAATAAATTATTTATAACAGGACACATTAAGTTTTTGAAATTAAATTCAGCTAAATTTAATTTAGATGTGTAGTTTATATCTAATCGTGTTTCAAAAATAAAATCATAATCATAATGATTAATAATTTCATTATATAATTTTTTAGAACTATTTAACATATATTGTGATCCCATATGTGATGCCATAGTATTTGACTCAGCTTTTATATCTTTAGATTTATCTGGTTCTATGATAAGTATTTTAGGTTTATATGCATCATAAATTTTATTAAAGTCTGGAGTAGAAGCGGAAATTTTAAGTTGTTCTTCATTTAAAGGCATAAATCCGTTCCAATGAGAACCAAATAAAGCATTATTAGAATCCCATGTATGTATAAATATATCACCTGGAGCTACAGAAAATACATTTTCAAAAAAATTTTTATAACATTTGTCCCATGTTCTAGCATGTCCGCGAAAAATATAAGCTATTTTCATTTTATTATATATTTTAGTTAATTTTGTTTTAATTTTGTTTTAATTTTGTTTTAATTTTGTTTTAATGATCTCCGTAAATGTTATACTTTAATGGTTGTTCTACTGTTTCTTCATCTATAACATACAATTTACCACCAAATGGATCTAGCATAAATTTAACATGCTTTTGAATTATATTAAAATACATGTCTAATGTTATAGTGAGGGAAGAATATATCTTCCCATCACTTAATAACTTCCATGTATCACCTTTGCCTACTTGTCTTTCAGCTATTTGTACATATTTTTCTTTCATACCTTAAATTTAATACATTCCTCCCATATCTCCAAACCCTTCATTAGATTTCTTTTCTTCAGGTTTATCAACAACAGTTGCTTCTGTTAATAAAACAACACCTGCTACTGAAGCTGCATTTTCAAGAGCACAACGTGTTACTTTAAATGGATCAATGATTCCGGCTTCTTTCATGTCATCTAAACCTTCTTGTTTTAAATTCCATCCGTGCCAATAATTACCATTATTTACTGAGTTAAGTGATATATAAATATCTTCTTGTTCATAGCCAGCATTTGATAGAATTTTCTTAAATGGTGATGAACATGCTTCCCAAACAATTTTGGCTCCTATGTTATCTTTAAAATTAATTCCTTTTCGAGCATGTAACAAAGTAATACCACCTCCAGGTACAATACCTTCTTCAATAGCGGCTTTAGTGGCATGTAAAGCATCATCTACTCTATCTTTCTTTTCTTTCATTTCAGTTTCAGTATTTCCACCTACATGAACAATAGCTACACCACCAATAAATTTAGCTAAACGCTCTTGAAGTTTTTCTTGTTCAAATAAACTTTTAGAGTTTTCAATTTGAATTTGTAATTCTTCAATTCTTCTATTTATAGCTTCTTCATCACCTTTACCATCAACAATTGTTGTAGTTTCTTTCTGAATAGTAACTACTCTTGCTTTTCCGAACCAATCAGTATTGAATTTTTCTAATTTCATTCCTTTTTCACTACTAACAACTTGACCTCCAGTTAATATAGCGATATCTTCAAGAATAAGTTTTCTTCTATCTCCAAAATCTGGAGCCTTAACAGCACATACTTTTAGAATGTTTCTAGCTTTATTAACAACAAGTGTAGCTAATGCTTCTCCGTCAATATCTTCAGCTATAACAAGTAATGATTTGTTTTGAGATGATACATTTTCTAATATAGGTAAAAGTTCTTTTACTTGATTGATTTTTTTATCTACAATAAGGATTAATGAATCGTTTAATGTACTTGTCATTGAATTATTATCAGTAACAAAATATGGTGATTTGTAACCTCTGTCAAATTGCATTCCTTCTACAGTTTCAAGATATGTTTCACCTGATTTGCTTTCTTCAATGTGTACTACACCTTCACGACCTACTTTTTGCATCGCTGTCGCGATTAATTCACCTATTTCAATATCGTTGTTTGCTGAGATTGAAGCGATTTGTTTAAGTTGATCTTCAGATGAAATATTTTCTTTAATTTCAGTTTTAATAAAATCAATTACTTCCTTTACAGCTTTGTCAATACCACGTTTAATTTCAACTGCGTTAGCTCCATTGTTTAATTGATTTAAACCTTGTCTAATCATTTCAGATGCTAATAAAGTAGAAGTAGTTGTACCATCACCAGCAATATCAGCTGTTTTAATAGCGGCTTGTTTAACCATTTGTACTCCTAATTCTTCAATTGGATCTTCAAGTGAAATAGATTTAGCTACTGTAACTCCATCCTTTGTACTTGATGGGTATTCACCTGGTCTAGCGATAACTACATTTCGACCATTAGGTCCTAATGTCGCAGTAACAGCATTAGATAATTTTTCAATACCGTCAAATAATTTTTTCCTGGCCTCTGGCCCAAATTCTATAACTTTGCTCATAATTTTAATTTTTAGTCTTCAATAATAGCTAATACTGTGTTTTCAACACATACATAATATTCTTCTCCCTCATGCTCTACTTTAACAGGGCCCATTTGAGGTAAAATAACTTTTTGTCCTACTTTAAGTTGTGTTGGGAGTAATTCTCCTGTGTAAGAAAGTTGGCCTGGGCCTACTGATACAATTGTACCACTAAGGTTTCGCTCTTTTCCTAAATCGGGGACTATAATGTTTCCATACGTTGTTTCTTCTTCACTGAACGGTTTTACAATGATTGCATTGAATGTTGCTTTTATCATAATTTTTATTTTAAATAACTTGTTTTATATAAATATGTTGTTTAGGAGTCTTTGGCGATTAGGTAATAAGTACTAGTTAATGTTTTTTCTTCGTTTGAAAATTCTAACTTCATTATCCCATCTAAATTAATATGCATTTCACCACTGTGCATATCTTTATTACAATACATTATTTCTTTAATTATATCTGAATTGTATTGTATTTTAAAGTTTTCTGGTGTGTTTATTGTTTCAACATTAGGTATAAAGAATGAAACTTTATTTGCATGTTCTACATTTCCACCAAACTCTAATTCAATCATATAATCACCATCATCATTAAGTGATGGCTTAATTATTACTATTTCACTTTCATTTACTGCTGTTTTAGCTTTAACAATGGAATGTATACTATCACTATCTATTGTAGCTTTAATATTAAAATTAATATCATTAACTACCTCACCTGGTTTTGGTATGATTATTAAGTCAGCTAAAGTATAATTAAGCGTGAAATTATTATCAGCGATGATTAATTTGTAAGGTGTATTGTTGTGTTTAATATACTTTACATCTAATGAGTTATTAGTAATGTTTATCAGTTTATTTAACTGTGTTGTATTACTTATACCTATTTTAGAATCTTCTAAAGGGAAATTATGAAATGAAACATTACCTAACATCTCTTTAGATGGAGATGAAAATTTAACGTTTAATGTATTATCTTTAATATCCCATATGACTGATTCATTCATGCCATTTAAATAATACTTGGATATTGCTGATATTAATTCTAATTTTTGTATCATATTATTGAATATAGTAAATATTGTTTATATTACCAAACTTTTTTAATTAAATTTAAAGAATTTATTTATGTTTTCGTTGAACACAACTGCTCCCCATCCTAAATCTTCATATAAATTCATAATTTTATTTTTTATAACTGAATCAAACATTTGGTTTCTGTCGATATATTTTTCTATGAATTCTAAGACATCAGGAGAGTCATTGTATCCATTTAGTCCTAATACTTCTATACGATATGGGTTTTCTTTTAAATAAGCTAAATACATTTTATCTCCTACTTGAAATGTATCATATTGTTTAGTTTGTTTTTTAAACCTTATTAAATCGTTTGTGTATATAGCACCTTTAGTATTAGTCGGACATTTTAAAGCCAATTTAGAAAATATTTCTCCAGTTGTTGGTTTTTGTGAGATGTATTCATCTAATTTCTTTAATCCAGTTGGTTTAAGTAATTTTTTCCAAGATATTACATCAAGTGATTTTCTAAAGTCAAGTATGTATTTATCAACATCTGATTTAGGAGTATCAAATAATATTTTCTTAATTAATTCTTCTCCAAAATCTCTAAACAATGGCGGGAAATTAGATTTCATAATATCTAAACCTTTCATATCTAGAGCATCTTTATGGTCTGAAGGAATAGGAACACCTTCTTTATTTACAATCCACATAGCGTATCTACGTTTACCTGACCAATAAGCTTTCTTTACAATTACCTCTTGTTTTAATTCAAAGTAATGTTTGCTCTGGATATTAAATACTTTCTTGGATATGTTGTCTAGGTTTTGATTAGCTTCAGTAATGAGTTCTTGAGATAATTCAATTAATTTACTAATTTTTTCTTCTTCATCTGTGACATCAGGGTATTTTAAATTAAGTAGATCTTTTAATTCAATATATGCAGAATCAGTATCTGATGCTATTACAAATTCTTTTCTACCATTATTTATAATGTTTCTC